TTGATATTGAAATTTTGGTATCTTCAACACTGGATTCTTTTAAAATAACTGAATCAATTATTAAAAGGCTTTATAAGTCAAACTATTTTAATGTTGAAGTTGGCCACTTAAACGAAGGAACTTATAGAATCGCATCTTATTATGCATTTCCAGAAGATTATACACAGGACAGACCATTAGGATTTACATTTGAAGACAAAGAACAATACAAAATAACATTTGCTGTCGAAATTAATTCATTCATTCCATCATTTAACTGGGGTAACGAAGAGAGTTTTGGAACCAATAGAGAATCTACTGAAAGACATGTTGGAAATAGAATGTACACAATAGAATCAAATGTAATTCAAACAAACTCAAACCAAGAGGACACCCGAGTTATCGACGAAACCGATATTGATAATAGATAATAAATTAAACAGATATATAATAAAAGAAAAAAATTAAATAATATGACAACTAATATTCTTGCACCATTTGTTAAGTTAGAGGAATCATTCCAGTTTTATGTAAACGGGAGAATTTTCGAAATGAATGACACTGAAATTAAAGAAGTTGAAGGGACTAATAACCCAACTTTAATTAATGCGATTAACGCATTTGAATCTTTTGAATTTTCAAATGATTCTATTAAATGGTTCCATGGACCAAGCAAATTTATCTACAACTTAGCTGAAGGTAAATTCCAACACAATACTTCATTAATTGAAGGAAATACATTTACAACACATGTTCTTTCTGCAGGTATGGTAAGATATAATGAAAGACCAGTTGCTGAATTGTTCGAATCTCTTCCAACACTATTAGCAAACTATGTAACTCTTGATTTTGCTGCAACTTTCGAAGGAAACAATACAATCGTAAATTTATTCAAATTAAACGAAGAGGTATATGTTGCACGTTTTAATAAAACTAACAAAATTGCAAAATTCTTTAAAGCAAACAACGCAAACGAGGCTTCTGGATATGTTACCGCTGAAACTGGAGAATCTGCTCTTTCTTTCTTAAAAGAAATGCTTAAAGGAGAATCAGTTGAATTAGCTGCTAAAGAAGAGAAAATTGCAACTTACGAATCAATGATCGCATTCTTAAAAGATCAAAAAGGTTTATTAGCAACTGCTGATAGAAGCGATGCAGCTATTAAAGAAGCTGAATCATTAATCAATGGAGAGATTAAATCTTGGGAAGATAAAATTGCTACATTAAATGCATAACAATTGATATAGATTAAATAAAAATAAAAGGGTCGCATTGCGTCCCTTTTGTTGTCTATACACCTGGTGAAACAAAAGCAAACCGGTCTATATAATTTACTATAAATTTAAAGAAAATACAGTGGCTAAAACTAAAAACTATTTGAACAACAAGGATTTGCATGCAGCAATGAGCGAATCTAAGGAACAGGACAAGTTAACCCCGACTGCAGAAAAAATGCTAATCTTATTGGCAGAACGAGCAATTAATAGAATGTCTTATGTTAATCCAGATGATCGAGATGATTGTCTTCAATTTGCAATGCTAGACCTCTTAAAATACTGGCGAGGATTTAACCCAGAATATCCAAACGCGTTTGCATACTTTACAGAAATTGCAAAACGAGGATATGCAAAAGGTTGGAATAAAATCCACCCACAAAAATATAAAGGCACCATCTCTATGAATAGAGCATCTGGCGAGGATGATAATGGTGGGATCTATTCGATTTAATGTCAATAAAAAAACTTAAACCAACCAAAAATTCGGGATTCAACCAAGGTTACTTTGTTCCGAAAAACCCACAAAAATATGCGGGACCAACCCCTATTATTTATAGAAGTTCATGGGAGTACAAGTTCATGATTTGGTGTGATATTAATGACAAGGTTTTAGTGTGGTCCAGTGAGCCTGTAGAGATCAAATATTGGTCAAGGCAGGGTAACAAACAAAGAACATACAATCCAGATTTTTATTTTAAAATCCTGAAGCAAGATGGTTCAACCGAAGAGTTTTTAGCTGAGATAAAGCCAAAAGAACAAATTCAAAAACCAAAGATGCCGACAAAAATGTCTAAAAAGGCATTGGAATCTTATAAGTTTCTTGCGGAGCAATATGTTAAAAATATGGATAAATATAATGCTGCTAAAGAATACGCAGAAAGTAGGTGTTGGAGGTTTATAGTTCTAACAGAAGATACGATTAAAAATGGGTTACATTAAAAAAAGAATAGCTGCGTTAAGCAAGGAGTTTGGAGGTAAGATAAAAGCCTCAGCAGCCGCAATGGATTGGTTTCAAAAAGGAATCAAATCTAAGAATGTTACCGAAGCACAGTTAACTCGAAGTAGATTTGAACCTGGAAAGATTTATGTTTTTAAATATTCACCAAAATATGAAAAAGAATTACCATGGTTTGATGAGAATCCAGTTGTTTTAGCAATAGAGCAAGCAGGTGAAAATGATTTTGGTGTTAATTTAAACCTACTACCAGTTCCATTTAAAGAGAAATTTCTTGATGAACTCTTTACTAAAATGAATATTAAAGTAGAAAAAAAGAAAGAATCAGACATAGCATCTGATCTTTTCGGAATAGAAAAACCGAGTGGAATTAATGCACTCACTGAAAAACCACTTAAGATAACATATCAAGGTATGAAAAACTATCTTGAAAAGTTCGGATATGATTTTGCACTGAGACAATATATACCTGCAAGAAGGAAGGATCAGGCAGTTGTTAGTTATTCAAAATGGCCTGAAATAGCAATATGTGATTTCATGGAATTTAATGGAACTAATGTTATGAAAGTTCGACGAATGTTTAATGACTATTTAAAAAAGAATATATAACTAAAATTAATATAATAATATAATGGCAGGATTTGTACAGAGAAATGGTCCATTAAGTACTGGAAAAAAACCATTCGTGCTTAGTGATACACTTAAGAAGTTGTCTTCTTTTGGTATGTACTATGATGATTTGGTTCTTAGACAATCACAAGCGATCGGTCCAGTAGAAGATGAAATTGGTTATGGCCAGATGAATCCACTAGGATTAGACAATGATGATATGTATGGCGCATTCGCAGCCCTTTCAATGGCTGATACGACAATGCGTAAAAATATTCCTTTCTTTGACCAGAATTACAAAAGTAAAAGAGATGAACTTAGATCATTTGCGCAGCATGATGAGATCGAGGACATTTTAGATATTTTATGTGATGAATCAATCGTGTTCGATAACAAAAACTTTATAGCCAATCCAGAAATTATCGGTATGGAAGTTTCTGAAGAGGTTCAAAAATATCTTAATAAAGCATATAGAGATATTTACCAATACTTTGGTTTCAATATGGACCAATCAGCATGGTATTTCTATAGAAAATGGTTAATTGATGGATATTTAGCATTTGAGATTATTTATAATCCTGAAATGACAGAGATTATTGGTTTCAAGGAAATTGACCCAATTACCCTAGTACCTGGATATAACCATGAGGATGGTAAAAAAGTTTGGATTCAGTTTAAAGACGATCCAATGAAAGAGAGAAAATTGTATGACTCTCAAATTATTTATATTTCATACTCTTCAATTACTACAGCATCAAGAGTTTCTTACCTTGAAAGATTAGTAAGAGCATTCAACTTAATGAGAATTATGGAACATACCAGAGTTATTTGGGCTGTTACAAACTCATCTTATAGAATGAAATTTATTATCCCAGTCGGTGGTAAATCTAAAACAAGAGCAAAACAATCACTTTCTCAGTTAATGAATAACTATAAAGAAGTTGTTGATTTTGATTGGGATAGTGCATCTCTTACAACTAACGGAAAACCAATGTTACAATTTAATAAAGAATATTGGTTACCTAGTAAAGACGGAGAATCACCAGAAATTGAAACCATGGGTGGTGAAGGTCCTGAATTAAGCGACACAGAATCATTAAAATATTTCTCAGATAAACTTAAAGCAGTTTCTAAAATTCCATATTCTAGATTTATGTATGAAGATGGTGGTGGAGATTTTGCAATCGAAGCTGATGGTATGATTAGAGATGAAATCAAATTTGCAAAGTTCATTAAGCGTTTACGTAGTTCATTCCAAGAGATTTTGGTAAAACCATTATGGTTACAGATGTGTTTAAAATTCCCAGAATTTAAAGAAGATGCAGGTTTTAGAACGCAAATTGCACTTCAATTTAATGAGGAAAATATGTTTGCTGAATTAAAGCAAATGGAAATCATGACCAAAAGACTTGATTTTATTGGAACAATGAAGGACTCATTAATTAAAACCGATCCAGTTACTATGGAAGAGACCCCATACTTTGATATGGAATTCTTAGTTGATAGATACTTAAAACTTTCTCCAGATGATAAAGCAGCAAATGAAGCTTATAGAGCAAGAAATGCAGCTAAAGATGCTGAAGAACCAGAGGCTGAAGATCCAATGGCAATGTAATTAAAAATAAAATAAAATAAAATGAGAATAATTAAAACATTTGAGGAATTCACCGGTTCTCTTAAAGAAGATGCAATCAACGCCGGAGAAGATTCCAAAGTAGTTGTAGATGATGTTACATTAGATTCTGGTAAAGAAATCAAATCAACTGAAATCTTAGGCGCTATTATGTCAACTAAAACTGAAAAGGAATTCAAAGAATATTTCTATGATGTTTATGGAAATACTGCATTTACTGAAGAAGATATATTTACATTAGTTAAATTTTTTAACGATTACAGAGAAGAAAAGGCTGAAAAAGAAAAAGAGGAAGAAAAAGAAGCTGAAGGTGGAGAAGAGGAAGATCCATTGGCTGGAATTTAATCTTTAAAATTTTTAAAAATCCTATAAAATTAACTGGATATATAATAGAAATATAATAAAATAATAATTATGACTAAAAACTTACTGATCCTAGAAAGATCATCTACGGAGTTAGAGTTTAAACAAGAAGGTGGGACCTATGTTCTAGAAGGTATCTTTGGAGAAATCGATAAGAAAAATCGTAATAACCGAATCTATACTGAGTCTGAGTACTTACCACAGATTGAAGCTCTTCAAGCAAAAATCAAATCATCAAAACTTTTAGGTGAATTAGATCACCCTCAAACTTTTGACGTTTCTTTAAAAAATGTTTCACACATTATTGAAGAACTTACTTATGACACAGCAACTAAACAAGTTAAAGGACGTATCAGATTATTAGATACTGATGCAGGAAGACAGGCAAAAGCCCTTGTTGATGCTGGAGTTCCTTTACAAATTTCAAGTAGAGCAGCCGGAGCTGTTGAATCTAATGGAACAGTAAAAATCAAACAATTATTTACTTATGATTTAGTGGCAGATCCAGGATTTGAAAACGCTGAATTGAAAAGAGTTAATGAGGCTTATGGCTTTGTTAATGAAGGAAATGACCTATTTATTTACGAGATAAATAATACAAATGAAAAACAACCAATCGAAAATATAAACGAAACAAAAATGGCAGAGTCTAAATTTATTACGGTTGAGGATTTTAACAAATACTCTAAGTATCTTTCTGAAGAAATCAAATCTATTAAAGAGGGTATGAGTTCTTTAACAGAAGCAGAGTCTACAAGTTCTCAATTAGAAACACTAAAAGAATACACTGATTATTTAGCTAAGAAGCTGGATGAATCTATCAAGTATTCAGAACATATTGCTGAAAAAGCAGACCAAGGTATTCAATACTCAGAAAGCCTTGCAGAGAAATTGGATCAAGGTATTCAATATTCTGAGCATATCGCTGAAAGCGTTGAATCTATCAAAAATTACACCAACTATTTAGCTGAATCTTATAATGAAGGTTCTACTTCTTACGAGAACTTAATTAAATATACTGAATATTTAAGAGAGAACTTAGAGAAAGTTACTGAATATGCTGAGTATGTTGCTGAAACTGTTAACTCTAACCTATTATTAGAAGACGAAGCAGGTTTACCAGCTGAAAAAATCAAAGATGAAACTAAAGATGTTTCTCCAGCAGTAGTTGATGCTGATGGTAAAACTTACGATGCTGAAGAGGTTAAAAACAAAGAAGGTGACTTAGAACTTAAAGGTTCTGGTGATGCTGCTGGCGATGAAATCAAAGAGGCAAAAGACGGAACAAACGCAGGTTTACCAGCTGAAAAAATCAAAAAAGACACTAAAGATGTTACTATTGATGTAATTGATGCTGATGGAAATGTAATTCCTAACGATCCTAAAAATGTTGAAGGTGACTTAGAACTTAAAGGTTCTGGTGATGCCGCTGGTAAAGATGTTGATGCCATGGAAGCTTACAAAAATTCAATCACTTCTAAATTAGAAGCTATCGTTGAAAAAGTTAATGCTAAGAAAAACGAGGGACCAGCGTTCATTAAATTTATCTCTGAAGAGAAAGTAAATGAATTTAACGCATTATCAACTGAAGAAAAATCTAAGGTTGTTGCAGCTATCGAAGGTAAAGGTTACTTAACTGAAGGACAAATCTTAGGATTATGGGCTAATTCATTAATGGGAGCTGTACCTGCAAATGAAACTACACTACCGGTGATTTCAATGATGCCTACAGAGTACCATGAAACATGGAGTAAATTATCTGAAGGTAAGAAAAACCAAATCATCGCACAGTCAAAAATGCACAGATTAGAAACTTCTTACCAAGTTGCAAACTTCTGGCAAACAAGAGACCTTAGAGAAACTGCTCCAGTTATGGAAAAAATCGCTATGGTAAATGAATCAACAGTTGAAGAGGTTAAAACTATTGGATACGATACAACTGGAATTGCAGCAGAAATTGCAAAAAGATTTAAAAAATAATCATTATTTTCTGTTTTTTTGAAAAAATCAAATTTTTCAAACAAATAATAAAGATATATAATAATATTAAAACATATTCGATGCTCAGTTAAGAAGCAAAAAACTGAAATTATATCGAAAACTCGTAAAATACGAAAAACAAAAACCATTAAAAAATAAATTAAACAAAAAATGGCAAATTTAATCAATGAATCAGAAATCAGAGCAACTTGGTCTCCGATTATCGAATCTGCGACAGGTATTAACGATGCAAGCAAATTAGCTTGGATGTCAGAATACTGTCACAACCACAAATTATATGAAGATGCGTCTACAATGACTTTAGGTGCTGCTGGTAACATCTATGGTATGGGTGCTACTGTATTACCAAATACAGGTTCATTAAACGGTCCTCAAAGAGGTTCTGGAGATAAAGCTCCATCATTATTACCTTTAGCAATGCAAGTTGCTGCTCAAACTATCGGTCTTGACTTAGTACCTGTAGTTCCTATGGCTGGTCCAATGGGATTATTATCTTACTTAGACTTCGTTTACGAAGGTGGTAAAGTAGCTCCAGGAACTGAAGCTCCAACTTACGTTAAAGTAGGTCTTGCTGCTGGTCAATCTGCTGCAGTTATCGCTGAATTAACAGCTACACCAACTATCGCTGCTTCTGCAGGTAACTACGGTGAATACAAATATGTAGGAACTTCTAGAATTGATGGTAAATTAATTTTCAAAGTAGTATCTACTGAATTAGCAACTGTTGATTTAGATCTTGCTGCTGCATTAGTATCTTTAACAGCTCCTGCTACCGCTGGTACTCCAGAATTAGTAAAAGCTTTAGAAGATCACGTTAAAGGATTTGTAGCTGCTGACGAAAATGGTAATCCATTCTCAAGAGAAGTTGGTGAACAAACTCCAGACAAAATCATGGGTCTATCTTTATTCTCTAAAAGCGTTTCAGCTGAAACTTTCCAAGTTGCTGCTGCCGTAACTAGAGAACAAGTTCAAGATTTAAAACAATTCGGAGTTGACGCTGTTGCTCAAGTTGAAGCTGTTTTAACTAATGAATTAACTCAAGGTATTAACCAATACATCTTAGGAAGAATCAGAAGTTTAGGTGCTGCTAACGTAACTGCTGCATTTAACTCTGCAACTGCATTTGACGTAGCTTTACCTACTGCTGGATCTTTAGTTGGTGGTGAAACTTTACCATCATTACACAGAAGAATCCTTTCTCAAATCTTGGCTGCTGCTAACTTAATCGCTAACAGAGGTCGTAGAGGTGCTGGTAACTTCGCAGTATGTGGTCCACAAACTGCTACAGTTTTACAATCAATCGCTGGTTTCGTTGCAAACCCAATGGCAAACACTTTCGCACAAGCTGCTGGAGCTATCTACCCATTAGGATCTGTAGCTGGAATTAACGTTTACACTGACCCTACAATGGCTTGGTCTGATTATTCAATCGCAGTTGGTAGAAAAGGAGACGGAAACGGTCCTGGTATCGTATTCATGCCTTACTTAATGGCTGAATCAGTACAAACAATCGCTGAAGGAACTATGGCTCCTAAAGTTGCTGTTAAATCTAGATTCGCTCTAGTTGATGCAGGATTCCACCCAGAAACTCAATATGTTAAATTTAACATAACAGGTGATTGGGCTAACTTATTAACATTAGCTTAATATTTTACATAGAATTTAACATTCTAGATTATATAAGGGAACTGAGAAATCAGTTCCCTTTTTTTGTGATATATAAATCTAATAATCATAAAAAAATATTAATTATATGAAAACTAACAAAACATTCGAATCATGGTACACTATGATTATGGAAGGAGAATTGGCAACTACAACTTCAACAGCAACGCCGACGATCTCTAATGACGTAGATACTATTATAACTTCTTTAGAAACTCTTGCTAAAGAATTAACAGAGGAATTATCTGGAGAGGAATTTAATGAATTAAATGAAGCTGACGCTGAAGGACCAAGTAAAGTAATGCAATGGATGTGGTGGATGCCAAAAGCACGTAAAGCACAGCAAAAAGTTAATAAAATTAAATTAAATGTAACTGATATGGAAGCTGCTGCTACAGATGCACCTGACAAACAACAACAGGCAAAAATCTCAGCAAAGGCAACGCAAGCAAAGAAACAGGCTGATGAACTTCAAAAAATGGTTGATGATAAATTCAAATCAAAGGGAGAATTGGTTCAAAAGGCAATTCATAGTGAAAAAATCGCAGGTCAAATTGCATCAATTAAAAGAGCTACAGGATTAGAAGATGATCCAAAGAAAGCAGCTTCTTACAAAGAAAAAATGGCTGAACTTCAACAAAAATATAAAGAGGATCAAGAGGCTATTAAAGAACTTGAACCATCCGATGAGGATAAAAAAGCAGAAAAGGAAAAAAAGGAAGCTGAGGCAAAAGCTGAAAAGGAAAAACAAGACAAATTAGACGCTGACGCAAAAGCCGCAAAAGCCGCAAAAGATGGGAAAGAAACATCGGATGACAACACAACATCGGATGACAACACAACATCGGATGACAACACAACATCGGATGACAACACAACTTCGGATGACAACACAACTTCGGATGACAACACAACATCGGATGACAACACAACTTCGGATGACAACACAACTTCGGATGACAACACAGCTTCGGATGACAACACAACTTCGGATGACAACACAACTTCGGATGACAACACAACTTCGGATGACAATGCCGACGATAAAACCAAGGCTGATAGAGAAAAGAA